GCAACAACGAAGCCCCGAATGGTTTGAAGCCCGCAAGGGCCGCGTGACAGCGTCACTTGTCGGCGCAATCCTTGGCCTTTCGCCATACATGAACCGGCAAGATGCAATGCGCGTGATGGTGCGCGAGGCGCTGGGAGCAGAGCGTGAATTTGTCGGCAACATTGCCACCGAATACGGCACCAACAACGAAGCGGGCGCGCTGATCGACTATCGAATTGAGACGACGCACGAGGTGCAAGAGATTGGCTTTGTGCCGCTAGGGGATTGGGCTGGCGTGTCACCTGACGGGCTTGTCGGCAAGGATGGCGGCGTAGAAATTAAGTGCCCGTTCGGCTTGCGGAATGCAGATAAGCCCGTGCCGTTTAAGTCGCTTGCCGATCAGCCGCATTATGAGGCGCAAGTCCAATTCACGCTTTACGTGACCGGGCGGCGTTGGTGGCACTTTTTCCAGTGGGCACTGAACGGCACAAAGCTTGAGGTGGTCTATCCTGATCTTGACTGGCAGGCGCAACATATCCCAGCGCTGCGCCAGTTTCATGCCGAGTTTCTGCACGAGGTCGAGCACAATGCCGCCGAACACTTGGCCCCGCGCCGGGTGGAGATTGACACGCCTGAAGCGCACAAGATGGCAGCGGAATGGGACGAATTGCGCGAGCAGATTGCCAATGCGCAAGAGCGCCAGCGCGACCTTTTGGATAGCATCGTGACGATGGCAGGCGGCAAAGATGCGCTGTTTGCAGGGCGCAAGCTGACCTGTGTTGAGCGGTCTGGCGCTGTGCAGTGGGCAAAGGTTGCCGCCAAGTATTGTCCCGATGTCGATACTGCGCCTTTCACCGGCAAGGCTTCGCGGTTCTGGAGGTTAGGGGCATGATAGAGGAATATCGCGCATTTATTGCGCGCCGCGCTGTGGACGGTCAAAAGCTGGGCTTCACGCCTAAGCCTATCAACCCGATGGCTAAGGATCACCAGATCGCGGCATTGGACTTCGCACTCAATCGCGGCAAGTCGGCGGCGTTTTTGGACACCGGCCTTGGCAAGTCTTTTATTGAGTTGGAATTTGCGCGGCAGTGCGCAGAGGAAACCGGCAAGCCTAGCTTGATCCTGACACCGCTTGCGGTTGCAGGTCAGATGGTGCGCGAGGGGCAAAAATTCGGGATTGATGCGCGCCAGATACGCGAACAAGCGGACGTTGGTGCTGGGGTGATGGTGGCGAATTACGAACGCCTGCCAAAGCTAGACCCGTCCAGCTTTGGCGCTGTGGTTTTGGACGAAAGCAGTATTCTGAAAAGCTATGCAGGTCAGACACGCGCTCGCATTCAAGATGCGTTTCGTGACACGCCATTGAAGCTGGCAGCGACCGCCACTCCGTCGCCTAATGACCATACCGAGCTAGGCAATCATGCCGAGTTTCTTGGCGTAATGCGGCAACAGGAAATGCTCTCAAAGTGGTTTATCAATGACACCAGCACGGCAAGCCAAGACTGGCGCTTAAAGGGCCACGCGCAAGAGGATTTCTGGCAATGGGTTGCAAGTTGGAGCCGATGCGCAACATTGCCAAGCGACCTTGGTGGCGATGATGCCGGATATATCCTGCCCGAAATTGACAGGCGGATACACGAGGTCGCGGCGGATCGCACAGAAGATACGGCGGGATTGCTTTTTCGCATTCCTGAAATGTCAGCGACCAGCTTCCACCAAGAGAAGCGCCTGACATTGCGCCAGCGATGCGAGCGGGCGGCTGAATTGGCAACACACGATAAGCCTGTGACTGTTTGGTGTGAGACGAACGAAGAGAGCGCATTGCTCGCCAAGATGATCCCCGATGCGCGTGAGGTTCACGGTTCGCTTGACCCGGACAAGAAAGAGGAACTGCTACTAGGCTTTGCCGATGGTGACTTTCGCGTGATCGTGACGAAGCCTAAACTGGCAGGGTTTGGCGTAAACTGGCAGCATTGCGCTCACGCGGTGTTTGCTTCGATCAGCTTTAGCTATGAGCAACATTATCAGGCTGTCAGGCGTTCGCACCGATTTGGGCAGACTGAGCGCGTTCGCAATGACATTGTGATTAGCGATACCGAGCGCAGCATTTGGGATGTTATCAACGTCAAGGGCGCGAAGCATGACGAAATGAAGCGGCGAATGTCGGAGGCTATGCGCAAGGCGCAGTCGTCTGCACAGACCCGCGTGAAGTATGAACGACCGCTGGATTTGGCTTTTCCGGCATGGCTTAAGGGAGAATGACAATGAAACAAGCTGAGTATCAGGGCGAAAGCTGGGCGTTGCACAATTCGGATTGCATCGAAGGGATGCACGCCATGCCTGCCAATTCGGTTGACTGTGCTGTATTTTCGCCGCCGTTTGGTGACTTGTTCGTTTACAGCGACAGCGAGCGCGACCTTGGCAATGCCGGCACTGGCGAAGCGTTTATCAATCAATACGCGTTCTTTGCCGCCGCGTTGGAGCGGGTCATGAAGCCGGGGCGTATCATTTGCGTGCATTGCACTGACTTGCCGATGCGCAAGGGCCGGGATGGGGCTATCGGGCTGCAAGACTTCTCTGGCGACCTGATTAAGGCCCATACGGCGGCGGGCATGATTTATCATGGGCGCGCGACAATCTGGAAAGATCCTGTGGTCGAGATGCAACGCACAAAGGCTCTTGGCTTGCTGTATAAGCAAATCAGGAAAGACAGCGCGATGAACCGTGTTGGGATGCCTGATTACATGCTGTTTTTCCGCAAGGATGGTGACAATCCTGACCGGATCGAGCATTGTGCGCCTGCCGACACCAAAGCCGCTCTAGAGATTGCGCGCAAGTGGCTGGAAAATATGCGGCGGCTAGGGCTTTGCTCGCAAGTGCCAGATGATGCGATTTTGCAAGAACTGATCGCCCATGCCGAGTTTGACGTTTACGAGTGGCAGAAGCTTGCCAGCCCTGTGTGGATGAATATTCAGCAAGGCAACGTCCTGAACAACTACCGTATGGGCAGGGCTGCGGATGATGAAAAGCACGTTTGCCCGCTACAACTGGACACAATCGAGAATTGCCTGCGGCTTTATAGCAAGCCGGGTGATGTGGTGCTTGACCCGTTCAATGGTATCGGTTCGAGCGGTTATGTCGCTCTCAAGATGCTGCGCAAGTATATCGGCTTTGAGTTGAAGCCGGAATACGCCAAGATTGCAGACCGCAATCTGCAAGAGGCTGAGAAGAGCGTAGGCGACTTGTACGCGACTGCATGATCCTCTCACCCGTTCCTGCCCCCGGCTTTCATCGCAACCCCGGCGCTTATCCTGACCAGTTAGCGCCGGGGACTAGGCTCAGGGTGCAATTTGCCAACGGCTATATTGACGAGAAACACGTCTATGAACCGTGGCAATTGCGGTGGGATTTGACGGGGCATGATTGGGATGTGGGGGCGGTTGCCTTGGCGGATGCGCCACGGTTGCCGCTTGAAGGTCGGCAGGCAAATGGGAGCTATGCCTAATGTTTACTCTGAGACCCTACCAGCAAGCCTGTGTAGACGCCGCGCTTGCCGAGGTGCGGCAATCGGTTAGCCCGTGTCTGATTGATGCAGCTCCGGCGGCGGGCAAATCATTTATGATCGCCGCGATTGCGGCAAGCCTGCACCAGATGAGCGGCGGCAAGCGGGTTTTGTGCCTTGCACCTAGCGCCGAATTGGTAAAGCAAAATCACGCCAAGTTTGCGCTAACGGGCGAGCGCGCTTCGATATTCAGCGCCAGCGCTGGGGCAAAGTCCACGCGGCACTATGTCGTTTTCGGCACGCCGGGGACGGTCAAGAACGCCATCAGCCGCTTCTGCAAGGAAGGCCGGGAAGGCTTTTGCGCCGTGATCGTGGATGAATGCCACGGCATTACGCCAACAATACAAGCCATCATTGAGGCGATGCAGCGCGCTAATCCTAACCTGCGCGTGATCGGTCTTAGCGGCACGCCTTACCGTCTTGGCGCGGGCTTTGTCTTTCGTGTATGGCCCGATGGTCGCGTGAACGGCGATGACGTTTGCCGCAATCCGTATTTCACCAAATGCGTTTACCGTGTCAGCGCCCGCGAGATGCTAGATGATGGCTTTATCACGCCTATGCGGATTGGCGCGGTTGGCACTGGCGAGGGATACGATACCAGCGGTATTCACCTCTTGCCTAATGGCCAGCCGGATCATGGCGACATTGAGCGCGCATTTGAGGGCCATGGCCGAAAGACTGCCGGAATCGTTGCGGACGTTATCGATCGCGCGCGCGATATGCCGGGCGGGGTGATGTTGTTTGCCGCCACGGTGCGCCATGCTGAGGAGATCATGGCAAGCCTGCCACCATCAAATGCGCGGCTCGTGAC